TATTGTCTAGCACACTTTTCTACACCTTTGACAGACAGATACAGGGAAATAGTGGTGCTAAAGACACATAGGCCTATGATTTCAAATTTATTACCGCAGAAGCAGAAACCAAAGAAGGAGCTTACCATTAAGCAAACCACTTTCGTAGATGAACTTATGGCGAATGGTGGTAACATCAGCCAAGCTATGAAAGTAGCAGGTTATCATGATGGTTCTCGTAATTGGCTTATTGAATCTGTACGTGATAATATCATCGAACGTACAAAACAAGAACTAGCACTTAATGGCCCTAAAGCGGCTACCCGACTAGTTAATACATTAGATGAAGATGGAACAACACCAAAGGGTGACTTACGCTTAAAAGCGGCAGAAAGCATATTGAATAGAATTGGTATCGGCTCTAATGATGCTGTAGACCATAATGTACAGGTAACACACGGAGTGGTTCTGTTACCAAGTAAAAGCGAAGAAAAGGTTATAGAGTAATGAATGAGATGGTAAAGAGACCTGTAGACCAAAGAACAGGAAAAGAAAAATCAGATATACAAATAGCAGTTGAAGGAAGTCAAATGAAAGGCAATCCGAAAGGAAAAGTCATATCACCGACAAATTCAAAAATGTATACGGGAAGAGTTTATTCACCTAATGTGAAAATAAGGAAACCCGATTTCTATGACATCTAATGATGTACGAAGAACTTCCACTATACCCTTCGGATATGAGCTCGGAGAAGACGGTAAGACGTTACTCCCTATCCAACAAGAGCTTGATGCGTATACAAAGGCTAAACAATATCTTCAAACTTGCTCTTATAGGGAAGTTGCTAGTTGGTTATCCGCAACGACCAAGCGGCCTATTAGTGCCCAAGGATTACGAAAGAAGGTTTTAAATGAGCGACAACAAAATGAAGGAGATGGACAAGAACATCAAGAACATTGAGTTTGATAAGAACATACAAAGTTTAATTGATAAAGGTTTTGTCATGAAAGTTGGTGATGGTTTTAAACTAACACCACTAGGACAAGCGTTATTTGGAAACATGAAGAATATAAAACCAAACAAATTAGGGGGAATAATGCAAAAAATGCAAGCAGGCGGAGAAAAATTAGAAAATCCAGAGAAAGCAGACTTAAATAAAGATGGTAAACTGTCTGGATATGAAAAAAAGCGTGGAAAAGCTATAGAAAAGAACATAAAGAAAGATAAAATGAACAAAAGATATGGCGGAAAAGTAAGAATTCCGTCAAATTTTGGCTTATAGAGTGAATGATATACCAGAACCTAAAAAAAAGCGTCAGTATAATTACAGCACAGCTACAAAAATTAAAAATGCGGCTCAAAAAAGGCTTAGAGAAGCTAAAAAAACTGCTGATAACAAAAAAAGGCAACTCAAAAACCAAAAAGACAAAGTAAGATACCTAGAAACTAGCTTAAAAAAGATAGAAGGTACGCTAAATGGTAAAAAACCATCTGTAATAACAGATGATGAGCTAAAAGTTGCACCAAAAGCAGTTAGAGAGCACGTTACAGACGATAGTAACGTTATATTTAGACCTAACGCAGGGCCACAAACAGATTTCTTAGCCGCACCAGAGCGTGATGTACTTTACGGAGGAGCGGCAGGCGGAGGAAAATCATACGCATTGTTAGTTGATTTATTGCGTTATGCGGATATGCCCGAACATCGTGCATTACTGCTTAGACGTACATTAAATGAGCTAACAGAGTTAGTTGATAAAAGTAAACAGATATATCCGAAAGCATTTCCGGGTGCTGTTTTCAAAGAAGCTAAATCAATGTGGGTTTTTCCTAGTGGAGCTACAGCTTGGTTTTCATATCTGGATAAAGATACAGATGTAACGAGGTATCAAGGTCAATCTTTTACATGGATTGGTGTTGATGAAATAACGCATTATCCTACCCCGTATGTCTGGGAATATTTGCGTTCCCGATTAAGGACAACAAATCCATTAATAAAAGCATACATGCGGTGCACAGCTAACCCCGGCGGTGTCGGAGGATGGTGGGTCAAGAAAATGTATATTGACCCTGCACCGCCAGACGAACCATTTCCTGCACAGGATATAGAAACGAAACAATCTTACCTGTGGCCTGTAGGACATGAAAAGGCAGGGCAACCTTTATTCTTGCGTAAGTTTATACCGGCAAGATTAACAGACAACCCATACCTAATGCAGGATGGTCAGTACGAAGCCATGCTACGTTCTTTACCAGAAATAGAACGTAAAAGACTTTTAGATGGTGATTGGGATGTTGCAGAGGGAGCGGCATTTCCAGAGTTTGAAAGGTCATTACATATTGTAAAACCTTTTGATATAGCACCATCGTGGCCAAGATTAAGAGCGGCTGACTATGGTTTTGCATCACCTTCATGTGTTTTATGGGGTGCTGTAGATTGGGATGGAAACTTAATTATTTATCGTGAGTTATACGGTAAACAGTATACTGGTGAATCATTAGCTAGGGTAGTATTACAGATGGAGCGTAATGATAGACCACCAAGCACTTCTGTTTTAGATGCAAGTTGTTGGAATAAAACAGGACATGGAATGAGCATAGCAGAAACAATGATGCGTAATGGCGTTCGATGGACACCTTCAGATAGAAATAGACTTGCAGGTAAAATGGAAATACACAGACGTTTGTCTCTCGATAATGGTAAACCATCGTTATACATATTTGAGACTTGTACGAATTTAATTAGAACTTTAGGTAATATACCTACATCAAAGTTAAACACAGAAGATGTAGATACAAAAGCTGAAGACCATGCATATGATGCACTAAGATACATGGTTATGACAAGGCAATCAAACAAACCTACTGTTCCAGATATATTAAAAGATATTAAGCAAAAGGCTTATCAACCCGAAGACATGGTTTTCGGATATTAACCAAAAGGAGTAAAAATGAAAACTGCAAAGAATCCCGTAGATGGAAGCATACTTAACTCTACTCAAGAAACTGGCTATCTAAGTCCGGCTAACGAAAAAGCTGTAGCAAAAGAAAAGCCACAATTCTCTACAGAAATTAATGAACCAAATCAAACATTAATTTTAGAAGCAGGGAAAAAGGGTAAAGGTAAAGCACAAGTAGATGCTTTTATTATGAACTCAAGCGAAGATAAAGATTATTAAAAGGAAAACAAATGGCTGATGACGCACAAGATACAGCGTCTACGTTACCACCAGAGGATGCTCCGGGCATCGTTGGTTATGTATTAGAAAAGTACAATGAGTCTAAGCAGGCTCGTTATACGCATGAACAACGATGGTTAAAAGCATTTAAAAACTATCGTGGTATTTATGATTCTTCTACACAATTTCGTAGTACAGAGAAAAGTAAAGTTTTTGTAAAGATAACAAAAACAAAAGTGTTGGCCGCATACGGTCAAATAGTAGATGTATTGTTTGCTAACAAAAGATTTCCTATCACAGTAGCATCAAGTCCTATACCAGAAGGCATTGATGAAACTGCACATTTAGGAGTACCGGGAGAGGAACAGCTACGTTCTTCTGTTGGTTTTCCGGGTGATGGAAATCAAATACTACCCGGTGCCTTAGAAGCGACACCTATTCAAGGTGGAGCTAATTTAGGTGGATTAGAATCAGAATATCAAGGTGCAAATTTACAATCTGGTAAAGGTCGTATACCAAATCAGCCAGAGATACATCCTGCGAATGAAACAGCACGTAGGATGGAAAAACTAATACATGACCAGTTGTTAGATACAAACGCTACCAATGTTCTACGTCATGCTATATTTGAATCTGTATTACTTGGAACTGGTATCGTAAAAGGGCCATTTAATTATGCAAAGACAGTTCATCGTTGGGATATGGTCAACGGTGAAAAGATGTATGCACCATACAACAAAGAAGTTCCAAAGTTAGAAGCAGTAAGTTGTTGGGATTTCTTTCCAGACCCAGATGCAACATCTGTAAATGATTCTAACTATGTAATACAAAGACATAAGTTTACTCGTAATGGTTTACGTGATTTAGTAAATCATCCATACTTTGACCCAGAAGCAATTGCTGAGTGTTTAGAGATGGGAGCTAATTACACTACTGAATACTATGAAGATATTATTCAATCTTATGACACACAAAGTGGTAGTTATGATGTTGATAGATACGAAGTGTACGAGTATTGGGGAACATTAGATAATTCATTAGCATCTGAAATAGGTTTAGAAACAGGTGATAGTTCAGCATTAGATGAAGTACAGATAAACGCATGGATATGTAATGGTAAAGTTTTACGTGCAGTATTAAATCCATTTACTCCAGAAAGAATACCATTTCAAACTGTACCATATGAAATAAATCCATATCAATTATTTGGTGTAGGTGTTCCAGAAAACATGGAAGATGCACAGTTGCTTATGAACGGACATGTTCGTATGGCAATAGATAACTTAGCGTTAGCAGGTAATTTAGTATTTGATGTTGATGAAGCATCACTAGTGCCCGGACAAAACATGGATATATTTCCGGGTAAAATATTTAGACGACAATCTGGTGTCACAGGAACAGCTATCAATGGATTAAAGTTTCCTAATACAGCAGGAGAAAATTTACAAATGTATATGCAAGCAAGACAGCTTGCTGATGAAGAAACAGGAATACCGTCTGTTATGCATGGTCAAACAGGTGTAACAGGAACGGGTAGAACAGCATCTGGATTATCAATGTTATTGAGCGGTGCAAGTCTATCAATAAAAACAGTAATGAAAAATATTGATGACTTTTTACTAAAGCCACTTGGTGAAGCAATGTTTCAATGGAACATGCAATTTGATGAAGACAATCCAGACGTTGTTGGTGATTTGGAAATTAAACCACACGGTGTTGCAAGTGTAATGCAAAAAGAAGTTAGGTCACAAAGACTAACTGCATTATTACAAACAGTAGCTAATCCTATGTTAGCACCGTTTATTAAGATACCAAATTTAATTAGGGAGTTAGCAATTGCACAAGATATTGACCCAGATAGTCTGGTTAATGATATTAATGATGCACAGATATTTGCAGAAATGCTGAAAGGTTTAAATGTTGGACAACAAACTGGCGAGCAAACTCAAGGCCCTAATCAACAACAAGACGGCATGGGAGGCACTGGAGGAGTACCTGCAGGCGGAAATCCAGAAGACCCATCGGGCGTTGGTGGTGGCACAATCGGAACAGGAAATGTTCCGCAGTCAGGGGAAAGCAATTTTACTGGAAACCCTCCTCAAGCTGAAGAGTAACGTACAAGATTTTGAAAAGAATAACAGGGAGAAATAATGGCTGAAGAATTTTTAGCAACAGGTATATCACAAGATGATGCCGCACTGTTTCGTTTGATAAATGAAAACATGAAAAAAATAACTCCAGATGAGTTTAATAATTTATCACCGGAACTAAAAGAAAGAATTAGAAAAGCAAACGCAAACAAGTTAGCAGAAATGCAAACACAGTTTGATATAGGTTCTTTAAATGTTGTTAAAAAAGGAACAGAGATAGCAAATCAAGATGTTCCTATCGAAACTCAAATGAAAGGTCTAGAAATAGATGTTGCATTACCGGCAACTACTTCTGGTTTTACCGTTGGAACAATTCCAGATGTTAGTAATACCGAAGGATATACCCCATTATATATTACACCTAAATTAAAATATGTTGAGGGTGTAAGTGGTCAAATAAGTTCGTCTAAGAATAGTAGCTATTACACAGCTAATCAAGGTAAAGTTCAGATAAACCCAAAGAACAAAAATCTTTTTGATAAAGCACGAGCTAAGTTAGAAGCCATGGGTTTAAAAAAGAAATCATTTGACCCTGCTACTGGGGAACCTTTAGGCTTACAAGATACTGATGAAATGCGTGCAATTGTAAAACCAATGCTAGCAGGTATATTTGGTGGAGCGGCGTTACCTGCAGTAGGAATACAATGGTTTGCACATGGTAGAGCTCAACAAAAAGCGGCTATTGAAATGATAAAAGATATTGAAGATGGTTCATATCGTGATGACAAAGATTATTTAAATTATACTGGTAAACAATTGTTTACTAAAATGGCAACAACTTTTGCTGACCCATACAGACAGATGAACACTATCTATGGTAAAGCAGGAGTAGACGGAAATGCGGTAGATAAGTTTTTTAACTTTGCTGTTGAAAGAGATTATTTTAGTAAAGAAACTTTACGTGATTTAAAAAAATATAGACCTGCAATTCTTGATGATGTTTTAAAAACATATGATGCACAAGGTAAAGTAAGACCAGACATAACTTTTTACTCTAGTGAATTTAGAGACACTTTACCAGAAGGTTCTAAACTTTTTAGTAAAATAAAATCTGGAGGTCAAACTATACAAGAAACATTTACAACTCCAGATGGCCAACAAGTATCTACTGGAGTTCAAAGTGATGGAATAAAATTTGCACCACCAGATAAATTAGACCAAGCATTAATAAACATAGGTATAGAACCTAGTCCTCCAAGTGGTAATCAAGGCGGTGGTGGTAATGAAGGCGGAGGCGGAACTATAGTCGTAGGCAATCAAACAGTTCAAACTCCCGGCTCTAGTTACGAGTATGATAGCAGTGGTAGAAAAGGATTTACTTATGGATTACAAGAGGGTGGCCCTGTAGATATGCCAACAGCTAATCAATCTAATGTAAGAGATGCTGATAATTTAGAATTAGTAAATGAACCACAAAAAGATAAAACTGGCGTTGCTGATGACGTACCTAGAAGTTTAGACGAGGGTGACTTTGTTATTAATGCACCTGCAGTAAAAATAGCAGGTAAAAGCGACATAGAAAAAATGATTAATAAAGCTGTAGCAGAGTTACAGAGAAAAGGTATTAAACTTGATTTTGGTACAACAGCAGAAGAAATAGATAAAGCTATAAATACTTTAGTTAGTAATGGCGAAGTTATAATACCAAAAGTATTAGCAGAACAAATAGGATATGATAGATTAAAGAAAATAAATAATAGAGGAAAAGAAGAGGTAAAAGAAATAGATGAAGCAAGAAAAGAACAAATACCAGAAAAGGCTTTTGTTAGCGACCCTCGTATGCGTCAGTCTGGGGGAGCAGTAGGGAGTGTTTTAGATTCAGACGTTGCTACAGGTAAGTTAGCGGCGGCAGGTGCTCCCGGTGAAATCTTATCAACACCACGGGGTGCTTTTGTAAACATTGCAAAACCAATGCCAACTGCACAAGTGTTACAACAAACGCCAATTGGAGAAGAAATACTTAGACCGCAAGTGATGAATCAAGGTGGAACTTTTACTACAACTTTTTTTAATCCCGGTAATATAGAAGTAGGAACTGATGCTCCGGGTAAAGTGGAAGGACAATCATACGCTGATGGAAGATTTGCAGTATTTCAAAATGAAATATTTGGATTAGCGGCAATACCACATACATTAAATAAATATGGAACCAACAGCATTGCAGAAGCTGTTAAACAGTATAAACCAATAGGTGAAAATACTGAAGAAGAAGTTAATAGCACTATTAAATACTTAACAGATAAACTAGGTAGAGATACATTTGATTTAACTAACCCAGATGATGTAAAAGTAATAATAGAAGGTATAACAAGATTTGATTCTGGTGCAGATAGTTTATCTTTCTACACATCAGATAAGATTGAAGAAGCAACTAACTTTTTCTTAAATCCAAAAAAATAATAGAGTTTCTAACTACTCGCCGGTAGTTAGCTGTTAGGCAACTCACAATAACGTGACCCCTAAATTAACGACAAAGTGGCTACTCGTATTTACGACCCCACAAGGAGGAAAAATGGCAAATAAGACAGAAGATAATACTGAAGTCAACAATAACGAAAATCAAGTTCCGGAACCCACTCCTTACAAAGGACAGTATCGGAAAGATGTTTATAGCGAAGAACCAGAACAAAAAACTGAAGAGCAGGACACTTCAACAGAAGCTACTCCAGAGCAATCCGGATTTATGTCTGGTGGTGATAAAAAACCACAGCATGATTTTAAAAAACGTTATGATGATTTAAAACATCATTATGACAGAACTCTTGCTGAAAACAAACAGAAAGTTGAAGAGTTAGAGGCCAAGTTGAAGGTCGCTCAACAACCAAAGTTTACACCTACTAAAACAGATGACGAACTTAAAACTTTTAAAGATAAGTACCCAGATGTTTATGGTGTGGTTGAGACAGTTGCACATAAGCAAGCAAATGCACAAGTAGAAGGTTTACAATCCGAAATTAGTAAATTACGTGAACGTGAAACTGAACTTGTTACACAGTCTGCTTATAAAGAACTGACAAATGCACATCCCGATTTTACTGAGTTAAAAGATGCACCAGAATTTTTAGATTGGTTGCAAACACAACCACCATCTATAGCTGACGGTGTAACTAAAAATAACACAGATTCAAAATGGGCAATCAGAGTTATAGACCTTTATAAAGCTGATGCAGGTA